AGGGTTGGAGGGGTGTCCTATTGCTGGGCCTATTGATGTGAGCATTGTGTTCCTAGTCAAGCGCCCCAAGAAGACATCTCTCCAGTACCCCAAGCCTGACATCGACAACTACAGCAAAGCTATTCTGGACAGCCTCAACGGAAAGCTCTTTGTCGATGACTACCAGGTAGTCCTGCTTACCGCAGTCAAAGCGTGGGCAAAGCCAGAGGAAGAAGGCCAAATCGAAATCTACATGGAGCAACGCAATGACCCAGAGTGACACAATCCTGAACTACCTAGAGCAACACGAATCCATCTCGCCCGTCGAGGCTTTGACCGTAGCTGGCTGCTTCCGCTTGGCCGCACGGATCAATGACCTTCGGAACCGAGGGCACAAAATCGAAACTAAAATCAAACAAGATATAAACGGAAGGCGCTATGCACGATACCAACTCGTTTCTAAGGCATGAGGAATGTTCATGCGGAAGTTCAGACGGGCGAGCCGTCTACGGTGACACAGACACGCAAGAGGTCCACCACAAGTTCTGCTTTGTGTGTGGCGCGACCTTCTGGCCTGACGGACACGAAGCGGTCAAGGAGGTAAACTGGATGTCTGGTGATTTTATACAACACAGCCCGACCGAACTGGGAGTGCGCCGTATCAGCCGAGCCACTTGCGCGAGAGCAGGGTACGGCGTGGGGGAGAGCAAGGGCCAGCCTGTTCAAGTTGCAGACTACTGCGATGACACGGGGGTACTTGTTGCCCAGAAGGTGCGCTACCCCGACAAGAAGTTTGAGATCAAAGGCAACGCTCAGGCAATGGGGCTTTGGCAAGCTCACCGATTCCGCAACGACCGTGGGCGCGTCCTGACTATCTGTGAAGGCGAGATCGACACCCTAGCTTTGGATCAAACTCTAGGCGGGAAGCGGCCATGTGTCTCTCTGCCAAACGGGGCTCAGTCCGCAAAGAAGGTAGTGGCAAAGAACATCGAGATGCTGGAGACCTATGAGTCCGTCATCTTCTTCTTTGACGCGGACGCTCCCGGCAGAGCCGCCGCTATTGAATGCGCCTCTCTGCTTACTCCTGGTAAGGCGAAGATTGCGCTGCCCCCGAACGGCTGTAAGGACGTTGGCGAGGCGGTGGAAAAAGGGCTCTACGAAGAACTAACGAACGCTTGGTGGGAGGCTAAGACCTACCGACCGGACGGCATCTTGACCACAGATGACCTGAGAGACTTGCTGACCAACGAGGTCGAGGTTCCCTCAGTGACTTGGCCCTACCCGAAGATCCAGGAACTGCTAAGGGGTTGCCGCGAAGGCGAGATCACCGTGATCTCCAGCGGTACTGGTATGGGCAAGAGTCAACTCTGCCGGGGACTCGCGCACCACATGGTCAGTGAGAACGCTAAGGTTGGCTACATCGGCCTTGAAGAGTGCGCCATCCAGACGGCCCTCGGTCTTCTTGGTCAAGCCCTAGACAAGCCGCTACATCTTGACCGCTGTGGCCTGTCGCCGGAACAGTTGGCCGACGAGATCGACACGCACTTCAAGGACCGACTGGTAATCTTGAAGCACGACCCGTCCAGCAAGATCGCCAGCTTGCTGTCGCGCATCAAGTACATGCGGGTCAGTGAAGGCTGTCGGTTCGTGATCCTCGACCACTTGCACATGCTGATCTCCAACGCCCCCGAAGGTGGGGAGCGTCAGTTCATCGACTCAACGATGGCCCAGCTTCGGGCCTTGGTCGAGTCCACGGGCATCGGGATCATCTTAGTGTCCCACCTGCGGAAGTCTCAGGGCCAAGCGCACGAAGAGTCGGGGGCAATCTCGATCTCCGACCTGCGCGGCTCTGGCTCCATCGCCCACTACGCAAACTCGGTGGTCTTCTTGGAGGCTCCCGACCGCGACAACGAGCCGAACCTGCGGAGACTGCGGGTAGGCAAGAACCGTTTTTCTGGTCAGATCGGAGAAGCTGACTGCCTTCGCTACGACGAAGCAACCGGAAAGTTGAACGCAGTTGAGCCCATGTTTGAGTCTACGCCACTTGAGGAGGTGCCATTTTGATGGGGCTGCTCGATTTGTTCTCAGGCATTGGTGGCTTTTCGCTAGGGTTAGAGCGCACCGGGGGTTTTCGGACGGTGGCCTTTTGCGAGAAAGATGAAAAGTGCCAGAAGGTTTTGGGCAAGCATTGGCCGGATGTGCCGATCTATGGAGACATCAAGGAGCTAACGCTTGAGCAACTACAAACAGACAGAGTTCCCCTACCCGAAGTCATCTGTGGAGGATTCCCCTGCCAAGACATTAGCTTTGCCGGAAGACAGGCCGGAATCGTCGGGGACAGATCTGGGCTCTGGTCAGAGATGTTTCGACTCATCCGAGATGTACGGCCAGCGTGGGCGATTGTTGAAAATGTATCAGCCCTTCGATCTAAAGGGCTTGCCCTGGTCCTTCAAGATATCAGCAAGATCGGGTATGTCGCAGAATGGCATTGCATACCCGCTAGTGCCGTTGGTGCGCCTCACCAAAGGGACAGGATCTGGCTCTTGGCCTACCCCGACCAGCCGAGACTGGAAGGACGGCTCCGCGAAGGCTTGCAGGAATGTCCCAGCGAACGGTCTGTTGGGTCGCGAGGTCCACGCGAGGGAAAACTATCAGACTTCTGGCAGTCTAAACCCAGCGTGGGTCGAGTGGCTAATGGGGTTCCCCGCCGGATGGACAGACTTAGACAGCTAGGCAATGCCGTTGTCCCACAAATACCTGAGTTGATAGGCCGAGTAATACTAAAGCAGGAGCAAGCAAAGTGAGCGATCTAGTTTTTGACATTGAGACTGACGGTCTCGACCCAACCGTTATCCATTGCATTGTGACGATGGACGAGAACGGAGAGATCCGGCGTTACAACCACGCCGAAGAAGGTAACTTCACTCTAGGCTTAGAGGCGCTGGCTGAGGCTGATGTGCTTATCGGCCACAACATCATTGGGTACGACCTGTGGGCTATCCGCAAGTTGTACCCCGACTGGACTACCTCTGCCGAGATCAAGGACACCTTGGTCTACTCGCGCCTTGGCTGGCCGAACATCCGCGAACTAGATCACCAGAAGAAGTGGGGCGACCTTGAGAAGAAGTCAGGTTCCCACTCCCTCGGTGCTTGGGGTGACCGCTTGGGCTTCAAGAAGTGGTCTCACGTTGTCGAGGACAAGTCCATGTTTGAGCGGTGGAGCCGCGAGCTTGAGGACTACTGCCAGCGCGATGTCGAGGTCAACCACAGGTTCTGGCAGGAGTGCAAGAAGAAGGACTTGAACGAAGGCTCTGTCAACTTGGAGCATCGGATCTTTACCCTGATGCACGACATGGAACACTACGGTTTCCTGTTTGACCGCCGCAAGGGCGAGCGGCTGTATGCGCGGCTCTGCTCTCAGCGGGACCGTATCCGCGAGGAGATGAAGTCAATCTTCCCGACCAAGGTAACCGAGCGTATCTCGGAGAAGACGGGCCGCAAACTGAAGCCTAAGGTTGAGGAGTTCAACCCTGGTAGCCGCAAGCAGATTGCCGAGCGGTTCATGGAGCGGGGCTGGAAACCGACCGAGTTTACGCCTGACGGTAAACCGAAGGTTTCAGAGACAGTCTTAGTTAGCCTAGAGGGGACGATCCCCGAAGCAAGGGTTCTCAAGGACTACCTGCTGGTGACAAAGCGCATCGGTCAGTTGGCCGAAGGTAACCGAGGGTTGCTGGGGGAGGTCGCAAATGACAACCGCATCCACGGCTCTGTCAACAGCAACGGCGCAGTCAGCGGACGCATGACACACAGGGCTCCCAACCTTGCTCAGATCCCGGCAGAGGAGACTTTCCGCGAGTTGTTCACGGTCCCTGACGGGTTCGACCTAGTGGGCTGCGATGCCTCAGGTTTGGAACTCCGCTGTCTGGCTCACTATATGTATACCTGGGATGACGGGAAGTACGCTGACCAGATCCTTAGCGGTGACATTCATACGATGAACATGGAGGCTGCTGGGTTGACCAGCCGCTCCCAAGCCAAGACTTTGATCTATGCCCTGATCTACGGGGCGGGTGACGCAAAGCTGGGCGAGATCATTGACGGTGGACTTAAGGAAGGACGCGCTCTCCGCAAGCGTTTCCTTGATCGGACCCCCGCCCTCAAAAAACTGACCGAGATGGTCAAACAAAAAGCTAAGGTTCAGGGCCACCTGACGGGACTAGACGGACGCACGTTGTATTGCCGGAGTCCCCACTCTGCCCTGAACCTTCTTCTACAATCTGCCGGAGCGGTCGCGATGAAAACCGCAACCTGCATCTTCAGCAACCCCAAGCCAAGCATGGCTTCGTGAAGAACGAGGACTGGGCCATTGTCGCCCATGTCCATGACGAGTGGCAGACCGAGTGCCGTTCGGTGACTAGTTCGCAAGTAGCGAAAAACGCTTGCCTGTCGATTGAACAGGCAGGTGAGGCTTTTGATTTCCGAATCCCCTTAGCTGGCGAGGCCCGTATTGGAAAGAACTGGTGGCAGACACATTGATCCCGCATACGCGGCTGGGTTCCTCGACGGCGAAGGGTGCTTCCGTTTTCTAAGCGGCCCCCGAGTCGAAGTAAGTTCAACTTACCGTGAGATCCTATGCCAACTAGCGGACACTTATGGAGGAACCGTTGCTAAGAAAGAAGACGCAACCGAAACCTGCCGCCCCTGCTGGGGATGGGCAGTCAACGGGGATGCCTGTCGGGACTTAGTGAAGAGTGTGCGCCCTTGGCTTGTTGAGAAGGCTCACCAGGCCGACCTACTGCTCAAGGGCCACAGGTACGCCGCAAGGTCAGCAATGCGGCTCCAAGTCAAACGCGAACTGAAAGACCTGAAACGCATCCACCACCTATGGGCTCCCCCGACCTCTCCGAATACGACAGCAACGTCCTCATCAACGAGTTGCTGGACCGCTATGCCGCTCTGGTCATCTTCGGAGAACGGAAGACCAACAACCCAAAAGAACGATACATCTGTGCCGCCGAGGGACCACTCCAAAAAGTGCTGTCTCTTATTGTCAATGGCTCAGACTACGCAACCGAGATAATCAAGGAACTCAACAACGATGACGAAGACGATACTGATTGATGGAGATATTCTGGCTTACCGGACAGCAGCGGCTGTGGAATACGCTGTATGCTGGGATGCCGACCAAGACCTGTGGTCACTTACGGCTGATGCGCGTGAAGCCAAGCAGCGTATTGACCTAGAGATTGTGGCTCTCAAGCAGCGGCTGGAAGCTGACAAGGTACTGATTGCTTTCAGTGACGCTAAGAACTTCCGCAAGGAGGTCTTGCCTACCTATAAGTGGAACCGCAAGGCTACTCGCAAGCCCACCATCCTGCCGGAACTGCGGGACTACTGCATCAATGCCTACCCGACACGGGTGATCCCAAGGCTGGAGGCTGACGATGTTCTAGGCATCCTCGGAACCTCACGGACACTCAAGGGAACCAAGATCATCGTGAGTGAGGACAAGGATCTTCTCCAGATTCCTGGGTATGTCTACCGCCCCTCGGAGGACACCGTTCACAAAATCTCAAAGCAGAAGGCAGACCGCTGGTTCTTCACTCAAGTCCTGACTGGCGACTCGACAGATGGCTACACAGGGCTTCCCGGCTGTGGCCCCAAGACCGCCGAGAAGATCCTACAGGTTGGCTGCTGGGGCGAAGTGGTCGAGGCATACGAGAACAAGGGGCTCAATGAAAACGAGGCCCTTACGCAAGCACGGGTGGCGCGTATTCTCCGCGCTTCAGACTTCAACTTACGGACAAGCAAGGTAAAGCTATGGGAACCGAAGGAGGCCAAAAGTGACTGATTTGATTTCACCTACTGATGCTGAGGCGTGGCTACGCGAACCTACAAGGTCAAACGCTATGGATGACAAGGAACTGTTTGCCTACCACGCCGCCATGTGCAGCAGAGCCCTGAAGATATGTAGGGCTAAGAACCACGACTATGCTACGGGCGGCAACGCAGGTCCGTTTGCCAACTTTGCTCGCGTTGAGGCTATGGGCGTGATGACTACCGAGCAGGGTTTCCTGGTGCGGATGATCGACAAGATGTCCCGCCTGAGTACGTTTGCAAAGGCAGGTAAACTCAAGGTTGCGGACGAGGGGGTGCAGGATACCCTTATGGATCTGGTCAACTACACCGTCCTTCTGAGTGCCTACATCCACGATAAGGGGAAAGATAATGGGTAATAGCGGTGACCTTACGGAATCTACCCCTTTTCCACGGGTCACTAAGGCCCTTTTGAAAGACTTAGACGAGCGGTTCCCCGCCCGATACCCCAGTCTCGACTGGACCGACAGAGAAATCTGGTATCGCGCAGGGCAACGCTCCGTCATTGAGTTTTTACTTGACCGCTTTGAAGCCCAGATCGAACGAGGGAAACCCTAATGTGCCTATCTAGTAAGCCTGAAATGCCGGAGATGCCCCCACCTCCTCCTCCCGTGCCGCCACCCCCCACGCGCATGACTAAGAAGATCAAGCCTACGCCGTCTGCCGCGAGCAGGATGACTTCTTCAGGCTTCAAGGGTTCCCTCTCAAAACTCCTAATCCCCCTCAATCTGCCGCAGTAACAGATGGATTACTTTAGTGCCTCAGGTCTGTACACGAAGCTAGAAACCAAGCGAGACAGCTACCTGAGGCGTGGGCGGGATGTGGCGAAAGTCACTATCCCCCACCTGTTGACGGAAGAAGGGCACAGCCACGCCTCCAAACTGGCGACTCCCTACCAGTCCATTGGAGCCCGTGGGGTCTCGAATCTAGGCAGCAAGCTCCTCCTTTCCCTGCTGCCCCCGAGCCAGCCCTTCTTCCGTCTTCAAGTTGACCCGTTCACTCTGGAGCAACTAACGGGGATGGACGATGTACGCACGGAAGTCGAGGCTTCTCTCGCGGACATTGAGAACGCTGTTCACGGCGAGATCGAGTCTATGGCCCTACGGGTCGAGGTCTTTGAGGCCCTGAAGCAACTGGTGATCTGCGGCAACGCGCTGCTGTTCCTGCCCCCTGAGGGCCGAATGCGGATCTACAAGCTGGACCGCTACGTCCTCCAGCGGGACTACCAAGGGAACATTGAGACCATCGTGGTCAAAGAGACCATTAGCCCCGCCGCGCTCCCTGAGGAGATCCGAGCGGCCCTGCCTTCGGAGTCTACCGGAGGCCCTGAGGGGGTCGATATCTACACATGCGTTCACCGCAAGGATGCCGATACGTTTGAAACGTGGCAGGAAGTTGCTGGCGAGCGTGTGCCGGGGACCGAGGGTTCCTACCAGTCTGGAACGCTGCCCTACCTAGCCCTTCGGATGAACTCCGTGACTGGGCAGGACTACGGGTACGGCTACGCTTCCGAGTTGTACGGGGACCTGACCTCTCTGGAGGCCCTGAGCCAAGCTATGGTCGAGGCTGCTGCGGCAGCTTCCAAGGTCTTGTTCTTGGTTGACCCTGCGTCTCCTACCCGAGCTAAGACTCTAGCGGAGTCCCCCAACGGTGCAATCCGAGAGGGTCGCGCCGACGATGTGTCTGTCCTGACTCTGGGCGGCAAAGCGTCCGACATGCGGATTGCCTACGAGGCGATCAACAACATTGCCGAGCGTCTTGGCTACGCCTTCATGCTGAATACCAGTATCCAGCGGAAGGGCGAGCGAGTCACAGCGGAGGAGATCCGCTACATGGCCCAGGAACTTGAGGATTACCTCGCTGGAGCCTACAGCCTCCTCTCTCAAGAACTTCAGTTACCTCTGGTGACTCTGGTTATGTCCCGTATGCGTGAGCAAGGCCGACTCCCTGAGATCCCTGATGAGATCGTCAAGCCCACCGTGGTCACGGGAATCGAAGCTCTAGGCCGAGGACACGACCTGACGCGCTTGGATGTCTTCATTGCTGGTGCGATGCAGACCTTCGGTGCCCCCGTCCTTGAGCAGTACATCGACATTCGAGACTACCTGACTCGCCGCGCAACGGCGTTGGGGCTCCCGATCAAAGGTCTAGTGAAGTCTGAAGAAGAACTACAGGCGGCACAGCAGCAAGCACAAATGGCTGGCATGGTCCAGCAGTTCGGCCCTCAAGTTCTTGATATGGCGCAAGAGGGCGCAACCCAACCCCCCACGGAGGAGTAAATGAGTACCTACAATAAGGTCACGTTTGAGGACGGCATGGCTGGCGAGCAGCCTGTTGACGAAGCTATGGAGGCCGCGAAGGCCGAGGCTAACCCTGAGGTACTTGACGGAGACCTCGCTATCCCGAGTGAAGAAAACACGGGATACGGCGACCTGCTCGCTGATAAGTTTGATGGCGATGTTGAGAAGCTTGCCCAGGCTTATAGCGAGCTAGAACAAAAGATGTCCAAGGGTTCTCAACCAGAAGAACCTGCGGCACCTGTGGATGCAGCGGACATGGGTACAATCCAGCCGTACATTGACGAGTTTGCGTCTACCGGAGAACTGACCGATGCCTCGCGTGAGGCTCTGGAGAAGATGTTCCCTGCCGCTCTGGTTGAGGACTACCTCGCTAAGTCGGCTATGGCCCAGCAGTACGCCGCATCGCAGGAAGAACAGCATCTTGCAAACATCTACGATACCGTAGGTGGTGAATCCCAGTACGCACAGATGGTCAACTGGGCCTCAAATACTCTGTCACCAGAGGCTATCGAGGCGTTCAACGATAGCGTCAACGGCACGGCTCATCAGGCCGAACTAGCCGTTCGTGGTCTTGCGTCCCAGTTTGCGGCCAGCGGGGCACCTAAAACGCCCAACCTCCTTCAGTCAAAGCCCGAAGGCGTAACAGGAATGGCTCCTTATGAGTCCTTGAGTCAGGTCACCCGTGA